ACTCCAAAGGAGTCATTGGGTTTAAATGCTCTCGCACCTCTTACTTGTTTTGCCATTGTTTTTTACCTCATAATATGCAGTGCCACATGGCTGCGGGTAGCTGCTTCGGTTTGTCAGGGCCACTAATGTGGGTAGCTGACGAATTCTACTCTGCTCTTACACTCATCATTGGTGAAATTCCGTCTATTTCAATTGTCTCACCTTTAATTAGTTTATCCACTACATTTCTAGCTTGTTTTGTAAACTCTAATCTGTCTGGATATTTTTGCCGTAAAAGCCTTCCGAATTTATTGTTGTTCAAATCAATTTTGTCTTCTTCTGACATATTTTTACTTTTCTCTCTGCTATCGAAGAGATCTGACATAAAGTTATTTAAAAACCCATCTTCACTTATATATCCACTTGTAAGTATGTGACGTAAAGTGTCTCCTTCTTTACTTTTTTTACCATACTTAAATCCTTCTCCTAGTCCCTGTTCTACATTTTCTAAGTGACCTGTTGCACGTAACAAGGTAGCTCGGAGAGCATCAATTCCACCTTCTGAATAATCAGCGGAAGCTATTTTGTCGTCTGTGTCTATGAAACCACCTTCTGCAGCTTGTCTAGCTTGTGGTTTTTCTTGTTGTTCGGATTCTTCTTGTCTGCGAGCTACTTCTTTTTTGCCACGATTATTTATTTTTTCTAATCTATCGTAACCAATAACTTTAGCTATCTCAGGTGGCACAACAACTTCTCCACGTGATATCATTATTTCAACTTGTTCTTTGCTAGGTACTTTAGCTGCTTGAGCAGTTCTGTCTGTTCCTGCATTTGTATCTGCTTGAGCAATTATCTCATAAGCTTCGATCAACATTTGTTTTATATCTTCTTTACCTGCAAACTCTACAGCAGGTGCGTTGATTACAAATGTTCCTTCAGGTACTTCTTTGGGTATGTCGTCAGCTATGGTTTGTTGTTCAGTAAACTGATCTGGTGGTCCTCCGATGAATCCCATTTCAGTTGATGGATTTTGAGCAACATCTCCTGCTGCCATTCCAATTCTTCCGCCATATCTCGTTCCACCATGTTCACTAGAGTCTCCTGCACCTCCCGGACCTGAGTCTCCCCCATCTCCATCATTAGGGCTACCATATCCTCCACCTACACCTGTAGCTCCTCCTAGACCTCCAGTTGATCCTACTGCACCTCCACTAGTTGTACCGCCCTGCGATGGATCTACGTCTTGTCCACCTATAGTCTGTGAGCCTGTTCCTGTAGATGTTCCTATACCATAGCCACTTCCTAAATCCCCTACACCGCCTAAATCGCCTGTTGTTTCAATACCCTTAGTATCATCAATCTCTGTCAGAAAAGATTGTGCTTTTTTATTGCCTGCTTTAGCATCTATTACAGCTTGACCATATGTACCGTAGTAACCTGTATTCTGAGCTGCACTCATTGCAGTTCCAAAATCACTTATACTTCCATAAGTTGCTTGACTTGGGTCAAGACCAAATCTACCAAAATCTGTCATTGCATCGGGGTCACCAGTATAGGAAGGAACTGGGTTTTTAAATACATTTTTTTGAAGTGAGTAAGGTGCATTTGCCAATGGCATACCCATTTGATACCCCATAGCCGTTGTAGAAAATGTAGGACCAAATATTCCGGGGTACGTGCTAACTAAATCATAACCATAATATCCCTGTGCATATCCCGGAACTCCTTGTGCTACTTTGTCTGCAACGCTATAATGCGTTGACATTAAGGACTGAGACACTTGTCCAAGCAATCCACTTCCCATTGCAACGTTTTGTCCGTAGGGATCTTGCATTGAAGGTCCTATGACTCCTGATATCATTCCAAATGCAGGACCACCAATTACATTTGCAACGTTAGCCGCAGCTCTTGCTGCTTCCATTTTTCCAGCCATAGCCAAACCTAAAGGTGCTGTTTGTATTGCCCCTTGAACTACTGCATCAGTAGAAATTCCTGCAATCGCCGCACCAACTGGATTAGACTGTGCAAAATCAGCTTTGGCTCTGTCCATCTCTGTTTCAAATGCCACCTGCCCTACTGTTTGACCCCTGCCAACTCCTGCAATATCCATCATCTCTTGTGCATCAGCTATGGATTGAGATCCAGCGGAAACTGAAACATCAGTCGCTGATATACCTGAAGCTCCCAAACCACTCATATCTGCTACTTGAGTACCAATAGATGTAACATCACTAGACTCAGATTCTTCTTTTCTTTTTTCTAAAGATGTTTCGACATCAATATTGTTTTCTTCCAAAGCTTGCTTAGATCGTCTTCTATTTCTAGCTCGACTTAGTAAAAAATCAAATTGTTGGTTTCCAGTACTAAATGCCATTATTGCTTTTGACTTTCTCTACATTACTCTTCAAACTGAGGAGCGTTTCCAGTAAAACCAGCTTCCCCTGCAGCTGGCGTAGCTCCGACTCCGATTGTGCCATCGCCAGCCCCTTGACCGTTAGATCCTTGAGGTTGAGGAGGTACTCCTCCAGCCCCGCCCATATCTGGGGATTGTTGACCAGTGGGGCTACCTTCACCGCCTGTTCCTTGTTGAGCATTCTGTTGCATTCCTTTCAATATTTCTGCGTAAATCTGTGCTTCGTTTACGTCGTTGACTAAACTATCTGGATCGATGTCTTGTGATATAGCCAACTCTCTCATTAAATTCGGTATTTTTACAAATGGTGCTAATGTTGGGTTCATCACAGTTTGCAACAAGGCAGTTAATCTTTGACTTCGTACCTCTTTTTGCATCACTGCAGCTACCCCACGAGGTTTGATCTCAAGATCCCCCTCAATGTCATCTGCATCGTCGTTAAACTGCATGTTCCATTGAAAATAAGCTTCACCCATTGGTTTCAGTAGATAATCGTCGATATTCTTTATGACTGTCTTCATAGACAAACCTGCAGAACCCATCAACATAGATAAACCTGAAGCAGTACGTCCTGTCCCTGTTACACCTGTCTGTCCGTGCATAATTGATGGTATGCCTGTTTCTTCATCTGCTAACTGGCGAGATATTTGATACATCTGTATGTTTTCGCCTGCAGTGTTTGGAAACTTAAGACCATTGATTGCAGTTCCAGTAACCCCAGATTGTCTGCGGAATATCTTTCCGGGAAATATATCCATGTTTTGTCCGGGAACTAAACTTGCTTCATCTACGTCAAATACAAGATTACCTGCCAATGCTAAGTTATCAATAGCCATTCTTACGTGACCATTCATAAGCATCTGTGCATCTTCCATATTTTCTGCTACACCAACACCCCACATTTGATAGGGATTGACTTCGTATGGAAATACTTGATAAGGTATTCTTGACGGTGTAAATGGATTAAGAACACATCTAAGTATCATTGTGCCACAAACCCATACGTTTACAGGTATTTGATCTAGCTCTGATATTCCTTGAGGTAGCTCTAGTCCTGCTTCATCAGCAAACTTAGCATCAATTACACCCCAATACTCTAGAACTTCAAATCTATTTTCCTGATAGTATGGCTCAGTCTCATCTTCACGAATAGTATCTTCGTAGTACTTATCTTCGTAGTTAGGACCTTTTGCAAGACACTCTTCTACGGCTTCCATATCGAAATGAGGTCGCTGTGATAAAGCACGAAGTTGTTGCCTATTCATGCGATGTCTTTGTATAACGTATTCACAGTCATCTATACTTGTAGCTGCTGGATCGGGATGAAAATCCCACACGGATACAGACTCTATTTTAGGCACTGCCTTTTCGTAGGGCATGTACTCCCTGTTGCCTTCTTCATCTCTTTGCCACTTGTGTACTTTCTTGTTAAAGTTGAAAGGACCTTTAACAATTCCTGTACCGAGTAGAGATGCTTCAAATATAGCATGTCGGAATACATTGACTGCATTTGTATCGAGCAGTTGATCGTGGATCATCTGTTCCATTTTACGTGCAGCTTCACCAGATGGGCTTATCTGAGGTTCTCCTACTTTAGCAGGACCTTCGACAAGTGGTGCATTCGGAAATTTGTCAGCCATACCACCTAAGAAATCCATAGGTGTTGCTTGAGTTGCTCCCGGAGGTAGTTCTCTACCATCCCCCTCGTAGCCATACATATCTTGTGGCGGAGGTGGTGGTGCTACCTGATCAGCAGGAGTTTCCAAATGAGCAAACTTTGCTATACCTTCTGGTACGGGTGTATCTTCTACAACAATAGGAAACTTCTTGTTGGCAAATAATATGTCAACAATTTGTCCATATGCTGCAAGAACTTTGGTTTTGGTTATTCTGACAAATACTTTTGATCGTTCAGAATCACGGTATTGTGTAGTTGAATCGTAGATGCCACGAAAGTTTTTATAAGCTTGTAGCCATCTATGTTCGTGTGAACGTCTTCCGTTTTCAGAATCTTCAAATCTACTCTTTACATATCCTGCAAGTCCCGGCATAATTTCTGCCGCATTGGACATTGGTAAAGGAGAATCAGATTCTTCGTCTGAATTTAAAAAGTTGTCAGCCATAAATAAGTCCTAGCCAAAGTAGTTTTTGTCGTCTGCCATAGTAAAGAATCCACTTTCAACAGTCGGCTTTGACTGCTTCTTTGGCATGTCAGATTGTAAATCGTAGTTTCCCATCTTTGTGTCAAAGTCTGCACCTTCACGAGTTAATTGATCTGCACCCATTTGATCATCGACTGAAGTTTTGTCGCTGTTCATTATGTATGCAGCACCATAGTTGTAGTTGTTGTTTGGCATTGTTGTCTCCTATATACCAGTTACATAATACCCTGTTCATCAGGGATATCCTTACGTAGAAGATCACTCATTTGTTGATCCATTGCGTAATTCATTGGATTCGTTGTAGCCATGTCTTGCTCAGATGTCTCTAAGCCCATAGATGTCATGTTTGCGTATTGATCGTCAGATATAGTTCTGTATTCTGCTGTCGGATCAGTAGCTTCAAGCTCAGAGCCTGCACCTGCTGGACTTGATTGCATTGCAAATCCTACTGCAGCTCCCGGACCCATTCCTAATCCTCTTTCAAGTAAAAGTTCTGTTCCGATGTCTTGAGCAGCTTGAGAAGGATTAGTAACAAGCTGTCTAACTGTCTCTACACCTAACGCACCAATTGCAAGTCCTTTTAAACCCCCTTTTAGTTTGTCCCATGTCTCTGAATCAAAAACATCAGATAAACTAATAGGTGATCCTTTTTTTGGAATTTTCTTTTTGGGTTCTTTTGTAGGAGCATCTGAACCAGTAAGTTCACTCATTTGTTCATTTAAAGCTTGTAGTTTTGCTACCTGTTTTGTAAGATTACTTACTTTACCTTCGACCTTCTTGCTGAGTATACCCGCAGTTTTATTTACGTCTGCTGCTGTTCCTTCAACTTGTAAAGTTGTATCTCTAGCTGTTTGTGATAGTATATCAGTAGGAGCAGAGAAAGGAATTACTGAGCTTTCCTTAAAGAAGTCTTCGTTAAATCCATAAGTTTTGTATAAATTTTTTGGACTTACTTGATTGATATCCTGAAGATACATGTTACCAAATTCTTCAGAAGCTCTTTGAACCACACTCATTTTTCTTCGTGATTGTCTGTCAACCTTATAGTGAGTTAATCCTACATCACCTTTTGTAGAATGTCCCAAGACTACGTTTGCTACCCCTGCACCCTCTGACTCATTTATTGCATCAAATACATTCTTTCTCAAGTCAGATATTGTAAATGGTATTTTTTTATTTGTCTTTTGGTCTGTAATTTCCAAGCCCATCTCGGACATGGTTTCATTCATAGTGTTATTTATAAGTGTTCTTAAACTAGCTTCACTTTGCTTAAACAATTTTATAGATTTACTGTCTCCCATTCTTCCTTTAGCATCTGTCCCAAGATCAGCAAGTATGTCTTGAGCTAAAGATGGTAACTGGTAGTTTGTTCTCTGACCTTTGTTACTTATGCCATAAAGAGTGTTTGATCCGGGGTCAAGTGTTCCATATGGTGAATCTTCAATTGCTTCACCGACTGTAAGATTAACTAAATCTCTATTTCGTATTCCTAACAGATGCTTTAACTGAAAGAATGCTACCGCTTCTTTGTTGCCTTTTAACTTTAAGGTTGTAGCATGTATCGCCTTGTTCAAATCCTCTATAGATGGAAGAGTAATCTTTTTAGCTGCTTCATCTCCTCTTGGCTGAGTAGCTTTTTCAAATCTTAGCTTGGTAGGATCACCTTTTACTTTTGCAACTCGGATAGTTCCCTTTTTTGCTTCAAACCTATTAGTGTAAGGATAATCGAAATCTTCGCCTGCTGCCATCTTAGTAAGACTAGATTCTACTTTAGCTAGTGTTAAATAGTCTGAGCTACTAGATATCTTGTTAAGGGTATCATGCTTCTCCCTATCTCCGATAGTATCCCAATTATCAGATAAGTTAAATCCTGCATCTTGCAATTTCTCTAGGAATGCAGTAGGTTTACCAGTGTTTTGATATAACTTCACATCAGGACGACCTAACTCAAAAGCTTCAGCTATTGTTAAGTTTCCATCTTTTAATTTTTGTAGTAGTTCATCCATTTGTTTTAGTATCCAAATGTTTCATTTTGGACTTGATAGACCTGATTCTTGATACCATTAAGCGTTTGATGAATCGCCGCATAACCTGTCATCCTTGTCATTAACATATACCTCAACGCATCGTATGCGTGGTCTTCTGCTTTTGTGTCCACGTCTTCGCTGTTAGTCTTGGAAAGAGGAATTGCTGCCAATTGCTTGACAGTGTTGCTACAATTAGAAAACACTCGTAATCTCGGTTCGTTTGTTCTTGGGTCATCTGCAAGCCTACGATGAATTTCCATTTTACCTTGTATTCTATTTCGATCTGAGGGAGTCCAACGAACTCCACATCTCATCATTGTTTCAGCTATAGAAGGACCAAAGCCTGTCTTGTTCCAACATGATGAGTCTAATACTGTGTAGTGGGGTAACGGATCTAATTGTTCCGCTTCTAGTATTCTATCCGCTAATTGCTCCGCTGTCAACTGTTTTACGTATAATTCTCTATAAATCCAGATATTATTATCCCAATCAATAGCACCCCAAAGAACGCAAGAAGGACTCGCATACCCGTAGTCAGCCGCCCTGATACGGGGCCAGTTGGTAGGTAAGTCAAAACTTTCCACAACATGTTTCGCTCTGCTAAATTCTGGGAAGGCTGCACCATCGGCTACATCCCAATCCCCTTCAAGTAATCTCTTCCGTTCTATCTCTGGTAGTGAACGAAGCATAGCTTCATATTGTCCATCAGCCATAAGGAACGGGTTGTCTGTTAGACGTGCAGGAATAAACCTACGATAAAATAAAGGTTGTCCTTCCTTTTCGTGTCCTTGCGGCCACAAGAAAGGTTTACCTGTTTCGACATCGGATGCAGGGAACGGTTTGTTGTGTTCACCTATGTCAATGTACATCTTCTTGATCCACCAACCGCCGATTCCTCCGGGGTTGGCTGTACACCTCATATACAGATTTTGCTGTAGCTCTGGGTCGGTGCTTCTCAATCTTGATCTCAGGTAGTCCCACACGTAGGGTGTCGGGTACTGGGTTATCTCGTCTATGCCTATCCAGTTGAAAGCTTGTCCTTGAAATCGGGTTACATCTTTGTCTTTGTCTAGATACGTAAACCAAATGGTAGCTCCCGATGGGAAGTGCCACGTTGACTTTGATTCCCTGAACTTCGCTCCGGGGAACGCTTTCGGGTAGAGTTGTCGTGACTTGTCAATTAACTCAGTAAGTTCGTCAAGAGTACGCCTGAGAAGAAGACCCCTATGATTAGGATTAGTGCAGTAACGAAGCGGATCTGCAAGCAAGGCGAAAGATTTTCCCCCACCAGCAGCACCTCCATAGAGTACATCTCTTTCGCTAGACGAAAGGAACTCTTCTTGAGGTCCTTCATTCGGCTGAAACACCACTTC